ACATACTTGGATGCAGATTCACATTACTTCGATCCATTGTTGAATGAGAGAGGCTCACATATTAAGTGGGTCTTTGATCCATCACCAGACATTGATGCAATCGAGCTAGAGATCCTCGCTTATGGCGAGGTCTATGGCATGGCACCTGCATTGATTGTCATTGATAACTTAATGAACTGTGTATCTGTTACCGGTGAAGAGTGGTCAGGTATTCGTGCCATCATGTCAGAGCTGCACCATGTGGCTCGTAAGACTGGTGCTTGTGTCCTTGCACTAACTCACATGAGTGAGGCAGGAACTGGAGATCCAAAGATGCCAGCACCTCGCCGAGCAATACTTGGTAAGGCATCACAACTTCCATCGATGATCTTATCCATTGCAATGAACCCAGAGTTCCAAGAGTTCAGGGTTGCAGCAGTTAAAAATAGATTCGGTGAACACTCAGCAGATGCATCTAACTATGTAACGCTGGGTATCGATGCATCACGAGTTCAGATAGTGGACAGAGATGTTCAGGGCATGGCCGATCTAAGACCGGGGGTGAACTTCGTTGGACTCCAAGCAATCAAGGGCTAACAAAAAAAAGGGTGCAACATGGGAGACAGATCTTGTTGAATACTTTAGAGGTAAAGAGTTTCAACCAGTCGAAAGACTAAGGCTCTCAGGCACCAGCGATGAAGGTGATCTATGGTTATGGGCACCGGACATCCAAAGCTTTATCGTAGTCGAGGCAAAGAATGAGAAGTCATTCAAGCTTGGGCCATGGGTAGAGGAAGCAAGTATTGAAGTAAGAAACTGGATGAAGAAAAGAAAGTCTTCGCCAGCGATACCAATCGTTATCGCTAAGCGTAGGCAGCATGGCATAGGTAAGTCGTTTGTAATCATGGAGTTAGATACATTTACGGAGGTATTAAAATGGAAACAGTAGTAGGGGTATTGATCGTAATTGCAGGTGTTGCTTTGTATCACTTCTTAGAACACTTGTATTACACATTCGATGCAAGGTTAGAACAGAAGAAGATGGAAAAGCGTATTGAAGAATACAACTCTTATCTTAAGCAGTTGGAACGAACTCAGAAGAAGAAGCCAGTAAGAAAGACTTACTAATGGCCGCCGACCCAGAGCTTCTCAAGGCTGTGGTCGAACACTATGGCGGTGAAGTAAGAGAAGGCTACTCAAAGCCGGTTAGATGTTGTTTCCATAACGACACTCGAAGGTCTGCTGTTATGAGTACAGACGGAGAGAAAGCAGGACTCTACTTCTGCCACACCTGTGGCATAGGCGGAGATGCATACTCATTACTAATGTGGAAAGAAGGGGTGGATTTTCGTGTTGCTTTCGATAGAGCGTCTGACATTGCTAAACGATTTGGCTACGACATATCACAAAAAGATAAACGAGGAGACGGTCTCTTACCTAAAAGGTCGGGGGTTCAGTCAGGAGCTGGCAAGCGAGCATCTTCTGGGAAGCGTACCAGTCGACTGTGACCCGAGCCATGTCCAATTTATTGGATGGTTATCCATCCCATATCGAGTCGTCAATGGCGTTGCAGGTTTCAAGTTCAGAAGGATCGATGAACTTCCGGGGCCTAGATACATGGCACCAATGCATCAACCAGCAAGATTGTTCAACGCAGTTGATCTACAAAAGCCTTCGGATACCATTGCAATTTGCGAGGGAGAGTTGGATGCAGTCATTGCTAGTCAACTCTTGCCTTCAGTTGGAGTGCCGGGAGTTAAAGCTTGGCGACCACACTTCAATAGATTATTTGGTGGCTATCGAAGAGTCCTTGTCTTGGCAGACAATGATGATAAGAAAGATGGATCTAATCCGGGAATGGAGTTGGCCGAGAAAGTATTACAAGAGGTCGAACACGCAGAGTTAATACCTCTACCACTCGGAAGTGATGTAAACTCTATAGTATTAGATGAGGGTTTAGATGGGCTACGAAGGAGATTAGGAATAGATGAGCGTGTATGAGGATGGAATCCGTAGATCCAATGACGATGCAGAGTTTGAAAGAATTACTGGAAAGCTTCGGCCTAAAAGTCCTAAGCCTAAAGCCAGACCCAAGTCAGCCTTTGGCCCTCAAGATAGTAGTTCAACTGCCGCAGACCCGGCAATGAATCAGTTCGTTGCTGACTCATGGGATATTATCGATGAGCTTGGTAACTTGCTGATTAGTAAACAAAGAGACTACGGCCCGGGCAATATCAACAATGCATACGGTGGCCCTATCAATGGGTTGATGGTTCGTATGGGTGATAAGTTCGAACGACTAAAGAACTTACTAGCATCTGGTCACACACCACAGCATGAGTCCATTGAGGACTCGTTCAAGGATCTGGCTAACTACTGCATCATTGCGATGATGGTTACTCGTGGCACATGGCCGGAGAACAAGTGAAGAAATTTTTTTTATTATCACTTCTTGTAATTACATTGATGGCATTCGTTGCCAAGTTTGTGATGGATGCAATCGTAGAACTTGAGGATGATGAGTGAGTTCTGCTGACTATGATCGCTTAGATAGATCCGCAGAACATCTTGAGGATCTACTGCATATATCTGCATCACACATCCATCGCAGGTTTGCTGGGTATGTGGAAAGAGAAGATCTAATTCAAGAGCTTCGAGTCTATGTTCTTAAGCGACCTCACTTGGCCAAGATGTTAGATGAAGCCTATGAGGTAAGTAAGGATGAGACTAAGTGGGTAGCAAGGCGGATCATGGCACGATTCCGCAGGACAGTTGAGAAGTATTCAAGGAAAGAGAAGGCTGCAAAGCTGGGCTATTCAACCGGCGATGAGTTCTTCTACGACACAATAACGATAGCCAAGATGTTGCCAGTTGCATTTGAGTTTGATTCATACGGTGCAGTAATGGTTGACAAAGTAGATGATGGCACCCCACGCAAGCCATCAGTTCCAAGTGAGGGTGGCAATATCTTGGCTGTAGTAATTGATATTAGATCTGCAATAGATCTGCTACAGGCAGATGAGCAGGTGATGTTACGCAACAGGTATTCCACTAGCCCAATGACTCTGTCTGAGATAGCAGAAGAGATGGGCATAAGCGATTCAACAGTAGATAGAAAGATACAAGGCTCACTAAGAAAGATCATCGATCACTTAGGAGGGCCAACGCCTTGGGTCTAAAGATAGTTCTTGAGAGATACGAAGTAGTTCTCGCTGCTAACACAGCGATTGAACGCTATGTATCTACGATGAAGAACCAACAGATGCGTGGGCTACAGGACATGGATGCATGGCAGAGAATTCTTCTTGATGTTGATGGTGCCGGTGCTGAGATAGCAGTAGCTAAGTATCTCGGTGTCTACTGGGGCGGTGCCTTTGGTCAAGGTGGTGTAGATATTGAACCCAACATTGATGTGAAGTATACGAAGCACGAGATGGGTAGATTACTTGTTAGACCTGATGCAAAAGATGATGTGAAGTTCGTATTGGTTAGAGGTGGTATGCCTAACTACGAGTTGATTGGTTGGATCATGGGTGCAGAAGCTAAGAACCCGGAGTGGTTGGACAAACCTGACTGGAAGAGACCAGAGATCTATTGCGTACCAGAAGAGAACCTAAGAAAATTCAGAGGGAGTTACAATAACTAATGGCTACATACGAATACAGTTGCACTAACTGTGCTGTCAAGGTAGAGATTGAACGCAAGATGACAGAAGAAGAAGCACCACCCAAGTGTGACTGTGGCTTGATGATGACTCGAGTGTGGAGTCCAACGCCTACGGTATTCAAGGCTACAGGTTTCTACTCAGTAGAGAATCCAAGAGGATAAAACTAAAGCCCTCCCGAAGGAGGGCCTTAGCACCTAGTGGAGGATCAAGTCCACTACATTTATCTTAGCATTACTTTCCGTAATCTTCCTTCAAGAACTTGCCACAATACGGCCAAGGCTTAGAGCCACGATCTACATAAATGTGGAGTGCAACCCAGAACTGTTCAAGTATGGTGGAATCCTTTGGTGCTTTATCGCTGTCGCCGCCATGTGCAACCCAAGTCCGGGGATACTCGATCTGGAATAGCCCTTGGAACTGTTTGCGTTTGCCGCTGACGGCGTTGACTCGACCTGATGATTCACACATGGCTAATTTTTGCCATGATAAAGGGAGCTGATCTAACGATAGATCTGGTATCTCAACCACCTTTGGCATTACCTCTTTGGATTTGATCTCGACATGGAGAGGGGCGTTTGGGGTCAGCGAAATCGCCAACCCCAAAGCCACCAGTCCGATAATAAATCGGTGATGCATTACTTCTCCTTCCATAGTAGGGCTGTTACCAGCCCCAGTATTGGTATTGCTATCAGTAGCGGTTGATCTTCTGCTATCCCGACAGGGAGAGTGAAGAACAAGAGTATTACTAGGATAAATCCAATCATAAACC